TGATTTCATTAATACTCTTGTTAGACATTTCATCCAACTCCTGTATCTTCTGTCTCAAAGCATACTGCTGGAATATTTCTTTAGACTTAAACCTACTTAGTATATCATCTCTAACAGTTCCTATAGTGTTAGCTAATTCTACTCTGATAGTATTAAGTAAAACTGTACGCTCTGTACTACTGAGGTTTTTAAGCTTATCAGATATATCTTTGATTACATCATCAACTAACTTCCTTTCCGTACCAAACTTAACAGCATCTCTTATCTTCTTGCCTATGTTATCAATTTCTTCTTTTAGTATTTTTTGTACGAATTTACTACGATTTGGCAAACTATCTATAAATCTTTTACTATTAACACCATTCTTTAAATCTTCCAATACAGACAGTGCTTTCTCTGTAGCTGCTGGTTCTAAGTTCTTAGCTTGATTGATGTCTTTGATAATAATGTCGATAGACTCCTTGTACTTCTCTGGGTTCTTAATTATATCCTGAACATCGTCTAAAGTTTTATTGACCTTTTTAGTTATGTTCTTGTTTACTTTAACAGCATCTTTAAGCGTAGTAGTAACTCTGTTAGAAAATAATTCTAAAGAAGCTTTATTCTTAGGTGATGATACTCGTAGTGTTTTGAGTACTTGATCACTAATTCTTTTTTTGTAACGACCCCATATAGTATTTAAACTATCTTCTAATGTTAGATTAAAAGACTTGTCTAAGGCTTTAGATAAATCGCCTGTAGTACCCAACTCCTCGATAAACTCTATTTCTTTTTTAAAGTTATTTAGTATGTCAGCGTTACCTGCTTTACCTGTTTTAGCATCGTCTATCAAAGCTAACAGAGAATCTATACTATTTATCTGATTCCTAACTGCCGAGTTGTATTCAAATGGATTGGTTAAATCTACTTTCTTCTTCCTGAAGCCAGCTAACAAACGACCTGCTATATTAGCTGTTCTAGCTCTTATGTCTATTAGTTTACGGTTTCTTCTTAGATCATCTTCTATATTAACTATTTTACTTTTGATATTTGAGAACTCTTTTCCTACATCTACAGTAGAACCTGCATTGATGGCATCGTCTAGTTTAATTAAGTCAGCAGCTAAACCATTAACTTTAGGAGTCATCTGATTGCTCAACTTCCTAGTCTCCCTGACCATAGCTTGTACCTGTTGAGGGAAATCTTGTTTATCTTGTATGGCTCTTTCTATTTCGTCCTCTGGGTTTAACTTAGGCTTTGGTTTCTCAACAATAGGTATCTCTCCTTCAGGTTTCTCAGTTACAACAGGTTTTTCTGCTTTGGGTTTAGTTTCAAGGGTTGGTGCTTCTGGTTCTTCTAATCCTAACTCTTTATCTTTAGGATCAATCTCAATCTCTAGTTCTTTTCTAACAGCTTCTTCTTCTTCAATAGCTTTCTTTAAATCTTCTACTGCTTCTTTAGGATCGGCTTTACCTTCTTTAGCCATGCGGACTTTCTTTAAAGCTTTTATCTTACTCATCTGAGAAGTTATAAGCCTACCTGCACCGTATGTTGTTAAGTTAAGAAGTGTACCATATACACCTCCCTCATATAGTTCCTGAAATCTTTTCGATATAGCTTGTTCAGTTTCGAGATCATCAACATCAGTTCTTATATAGTCAGCTACAGCTCCTTTAAGAAATCCTTCTAATGCTATCTTAGTACCTTTTAAAGCTTTCCTGCCCAACTCACCGCCCTCTATGACTTTCTCTAAAGCTTTACCTGTCTTCTGTATTTTAGAAGCTTTAGATAGTAATTTAACTCCACCTGCTAACGCACCCCCTGGACCTGCAAAAGACATGATCCAAGATAACATATTAGAGGATACCTCTTCTACAGTAGACTTAGGGTCACTCAAGAATTGATCTTCTAAAGATATTTTAGTACCTAAAGGGATAACCTCATTAACACTGTTGTATAAATCATCTACAGTTCTAAGAGTACTTCTTTTAATAATCCTATCTACTGGTTCAACTCTAGCTGCTGTACTTAAACCTATACCTATAACCTGCCTAGCAAACGGATGCCAAAAAGCTTCGTCTTCTTTACTTCCTACACTTTCTTTTTCTTTATCTATATCTACAGCTTTGCCTTCATCTCCTGTCAGGTTTAAATCAACCCATCCATCTTGTGGTTCAGGCTTAGGTGATACTGTTGATTTTGTAACAAATGGTTTGCCTACTTTCTCTTCTTTTTTTTCTTCTTCAGCAAATAAAACAACCCACCCATCTTTGTCTACCTTCATATATTATTGAATACCTTTCAGGAGTGCAGCTTGTGCTAATCCTACAGTATTAATATCCTCTTGAGTCAAAACACCAAAAGCTTGATTCCATTTTTTAAAAATAGGAAAGTCATCTAAGTTTCGTTCTGTTTCTCCTAACTTAGAGTAAGTACTCCACTCGTTTCTGATTAGATCAAACTCTTCACCTAACATGACTTGTGTTTCAAAATAAGGAGTCTCCCTGAAATCTATTCTCAATACAGATTCTCCCCTAGATGCTTCTAAATCAATAGCTTCTTGTGGGTTTCTAAATCCCCACTTCCTGTGTATTAATAATTCAGTGTCTTCTAAGTCTAAAGTATCACCGCTAGTATCTTCTTCTATTGTACTTCTGATAACTCCTACTTTTTCCCATGCTATGTTACGACTGTCAATATCTAGTTTACCTAGTTCATCTAAGTCCACATCGTAAATAATCTCTTGTTTTCTTTGTTCTTCGTTATCAGGTGCAAATGCTGCATACTTCTGCTGCAAATAACGCCAGTATGTACCTACTGTTTTCCTAAAAACTTCTTCCCCTTTTTCTAGAGTTATTTCAGTAAGCGGGTCTACTTTAAATTTTTTGTCCTCTTGTATTTCCTCAAGGAAGCTTTCCTTATAATTCTTTTCAGCTTGTTTTATATCACGAAAGTTACCTATTACTTCTTTCTTTATTTTATTAAAAGCTTTAATTATTTCTTCGTCTCTATTAGGAGCACCTTTTAATTCAGTCTGCTTTTCTTTTAGTAACTTATTATATCTTTCTTTGAAAGGTGCTGTTTCTCTAACGACCATCTCAGAAACATCTTGGCTGCTCATATTTTTATATAAATCTTGTATTACCTCATTGAATCCAGACTCAAACTCATTCTCTCTAGCTGAGTACATTTCCGAACGCTCAAACCATGTGTTAGCTACTTGTTCTTCTTCAATTTTAGCAGCTTCAACTTTCATGGATAAATCTGTTATAGGCACATTTCCTATTTCACCTCCAGCATTTAATACCTCCTTAGCACTTCTGCCTTCCTTTACAGCTTTTCTCATATTTTCTGTTACTATCTTCTTTTGCTCCTTAGATAAATAAGAAGCAGATCGCTGTGTAATCTGTAAAGCGGAGTAATCTATTTTATTTGCAGCTAAACCGTAAGCCTCCCTTTTCGCATCGTTACCGTAATACAACCTAGTGTAATCTAATAGTCTAGAGGTTGCTTTGTTTTCTAATAAACTTCTAGCTTCCTTTTTAATGTCCCCCTCAAATCCTACATCCTTTAAAAAATCTTCAACACTTGCAATACTGATTGCATCTAATTGTTCTATACCTGTTATACCATCGTTAACTGATTGTAAAGCAGGATTAACAACAGCCATTATATCATCAGCGTCAAACTCAACATCCGCTTTGATAGCATCCCTTACTTGTTGTATTTGAGATTTAAAGCCTAAAGTTTCTTTTCTGATCTCAGCGTTAGGTCTATTTATATTTCCTAATTTACCGCCATCTCCTGTTAAATCTACATCTGTTATAGCATTTAAAATCTTTTCAGCTTTGTCTGGTTGTTTTTGAAATAACAAATCACTTACAGCTGTCTTAGCCATGCCGTTCCAAATTAACTCGACCATCCTAGACCTTGGTATGCGATCCTTTAGCGACCTTTCTTCCATCCAAGTTTTTAAGTTATCCTCAAAGTCTTTATAGTCTTCCTCTACATTAGCTTCTAACATCTGATTGGGAAATGTATCATTAGCATCCTCAATGACCATCCCCTCATTAAAATCCTGAACAGCTCTGTCTCTCTTCTTAGTAGCGTTAGCAAAGAAACTGTTATCTATAGAATCAGAATACTTAGAAAAACCTTGTAAAGCTAAAGGCGAACCACCTAACTTCTGTAAAGATTTCTCTCTTTCTTCAGCTATGATAGTACCTACTATATCTTCATCACTCTCTAGGTTCTGAGTTACTTCGTTAATCCTATCGTTTAAATTCTTAAAATAAGAAGACTTAGCTTCTCGTTGTCCTATTCTTTCCCTAAAAGCTCGTTGATAACCTACTAGTTGTGATCTAGGTAACAGTCCTTGTTCTACTAACTTCTCTCCTGTTTTATCTAACTCAGTAACAGAAGCTTCTAAGTCAGCAGTCGCTGCTTCCATTGCTCCTCTCTCTGCACCTTCTTGGAATTGAAACTCCTGTACTTGACCGTAAGCTTGTAAAGCAGGATTAACTTGACCTAGAGCATCAGCAAGGTCCATCAACTTATTCCTTGGTGCTCGTACCTGTGCTACACTGTACTGACCTGCTCGTTGAATAGTAGGTTGAATGCCTGGAACTGCACCTCCTAATCCTTGTACTTGTACTCGTTCTGCCATTATGATTTCATCCTACTTTTAATATCCAACCCTGTCCTATATCCACTAAGTCCACCACTAACAGCTTCAAGACCTGCTGTTAAGAAACTAGGTTTATCTATAGGTTGATTAATACTGATAAGTCTTTGTTGAGAAGCTAATCCAGCTTGTTCTAATCCTAGCTGTGTACCTAATGCACTCATCTCTTGTTGTCTTAAAGTTGCTGCTCTATACCCTGCTTCTTGTCTAGTATAGTCATCCATCAAAGCTTGTACACTAGCACCTGCAACACCTGCTTCCCCTGCTGAAACTCTAGCTCTAGCTAACGCTTCTTGGGATTTCCTACTGACTTGTTCAAGTTCCCTAGCCGTAGCTTCTTGCTCTTGTGCTTGTCGCATACGGATTGAGGTCTGTTCCTGTAACGCTCTTTGACGCTCCGCTGCTGCTGACTGTGCTTGATAGGCTGCTTGTGCTTTAGCTTGTTGTCGTGCACCTGCAAATTGAACTCCTGCTTGGAGACCTCCTACTATTGCTAATGCTGCTGGATTACACATAATAAATTACTTCCTCTCTATCTTAAATGACTTATAACCAGGATAATTGCAATCTTCAAAAGTAGCACCTAACCAAGTTAACCACCTGACACTAAGTGTATTAGCTTCCATGACATAGTTTGTTAAGTAGTCAAATCCATCCATCAAGTCATCTATCCACTCTTGTGATTCTTTAACAAATTTCTTCTTTATCGTATAAAATTTCCTAGTACCTAACAACCAAGCTATACCTACATTCCCTCTCGGACTAACTCCAAAGCAAGCTAATAGACCGTCTTGATCTGTCTTGACGCTGTAGCATTTACTGCTTGATTCAAATGATCCGTACACAGCATCTCTAGGGTGGTGCATCAATCCAATACACTCCATCATATCCTCTTCTCGTAAGTCCTCATATAACATAGGAGCATCGAGGTCTGCCATACTAGGTTCAATCCTAACCTCCATATCTTCTACTCCTTGATATAATTGTTGATTCAAACTCTGCTGCTAACAGTTTTACTGGTAAAGCACTAGAAGATTTAATTTCGATAGTGGCATCATTAGGTTGAGCTTGTACAGCAAACTTAAAGAATCCAGTCTCAGGTGTGAATTTACTAAGTGTACTGACAGAGGCTAACAAACTTGGGTTGTAAGTGTAAGTGTATTTATCTCTAAATTTAGGTGTTACTTCTACAGTGAAGTGTCCTGTGTCTGCATATTCAATACTACCGTTACGAATAGTTTGGAATGTGTAATCAGATGCTGACCGTCCACCTCTCTCTGTAGGTTGTTTTAAGTTTTGCTTAGAGAACCTGTATAACATATCATATTCAAATCCTATGAAGAAATCTTTATCACTTAGGTACTCGTGGCTATTCTCACTCCAAGTTGTAGCAGATAAAACTTCAGAAGTTAGTTCCCATTTTTGTGTGTCTGTCTCAGGAAGTATAGTACCAGATGATGTGTGTCCTTCGATACACTTGTATAAAACATCTGTCTGATAACTCTGACTTAAAGCCCAAGCAGGAGCTACTATAGTTGTTGAGTCTATTCTTTCCCAATAGGTTTCCCAATCAGCACCTGTGCCTGGTTCTTTGGCTGCATCTGATGTGTGGGTTAAAATACATTTATATGTATAACTATCATTTGTCACATAATTAGAATACTTAACATAAGCTACTAACCTACCATCAACTATAGCTTCTGTATTAACAGAGTTACTAATAGTCAAAGCTCTTCTGTTACCATTCTTTGTGTACACTGCCATACCATCTCTGAATACAAATCCTCCAGTGGATACTATCTTAGTAACATCAAATTTAGGATCACCGTTAAATATTAACCCAGATCCACCACTCCTCGTGTAAGCAACAGAACTGACATAGGTAGCATTTGAACTTGCAATCCTGCTGTCTAACAATAAAGCATAGCCTCTGTCACTCTCAACAAGTCCATTCTCCATTGGTATCTTCTCTACATAAGTACCTACTGAATCGGTGGTTATGACATAAAGTGTAGCTTCAATAAAGAAGAAGCTTCTAACATTCCTAGCAAAGGAGAAAGTCATCCAGGAACTCTGTATCTTCTCGTTCCCTTGCCAAAAGTACTTATATACATACAGCTTCTTATAGTCACTGTCTGATTGTACAACCACCATATTCTCAGCTGCACTACCTTCCATCCTGACTATGTTAGTAGGTATGTACTTGTTTATCTGTTCTGTTATCTCAGCTGCTCTGTATGTCTCAGTGTTATTATCTACTGTGTATTCAAGCAGTCCTTCAAAGTTATTTCTTTTAAAGTTAAAGTATATATAACTACTAAGTGCTAACGGACGAATAGTATCCGATACATCAAACTCAGTCACAGGTGATATAGTAACAGTCTTAGGTGTTAACAAATCTCCACCTCTAAGTACAAACTGAGTCTTTGGAGAGAACAACATTAACTTCTCTTGGAAAGCTTGTGCGTGTTTAAGAATACTAATCTTAGTGTGTGATACACCTACATCTATTGGAGCAGAGTCTAACAGAGATTGTGTGGTAGTCCTAAAGAAATTAAAGTATTCATCTGCTTCAGAGAACACTACAGAGTCATCAGTCAAGAATCCTAACCTGTTCTTAAAGAAGAAGATGTCGTTTATTTTCTTGTCTGTAAAGGTTGGGAATGGATTACTGTAATCATCTCCTGCATTCCTCCCTACCCACTCAACTTCTTTTAAAGTAAAGCTTGTTATCTTACCTGTTGCTTGGTCAGGGACTAATCTTACTGGCATCGTACCTCTATCTAAAAACCTGTCAATACCTACGCTAACATCTTTATCTGTATCTTTTTGAGTCCACCCTACTTCTTCTATCCAACTTCCTTCTCCAAAGTTTTCGTTGTCTTTCGTCTTGAACCTGACATAGTAATCGTCTTGGTCTAAATCAGCATCTCCAATGATCTTAACTCTAAAATTATTATAACAAGATTTAGGTAAGTCAGTGATGCTGTCTACTTCTTTATATATAACACCTAACGCTTGGTCAGCTAATCCATCCGAAACTCTAAGTCTAAAATCAGAATCAGCTGATATTTTTATAATGCTACCATTTCTTTCTGTAGTGAATTTAGTGGCAGAACCAGCCACAGTAACAGAGGATATAGTAGGCATAACAACACCAGCTGATAGGTAATTAAATTCAAGTACGCTAACAGTTTGTTTCTCTCTTGAGTTCCTTGCGTAGTTTATTTGTACTCTCTTAACAGTAACTAACATCCCACTACCTGTAATTGGATCATACGCAGCAGTAGAAACTGTACTACTATATCCTGTTCCTTTGAAATTTAAAACAGAAGATACTACACCACCATTGATAAGAAGTAAACTTCCTCCTGCTCCTGTGCCTATTTTAGTACCACTATCGAATTGATCGACTGAAAAAGTAAAATTTGTAGAATAGTATCTATTAGAAGCTGTACTACCTCCCATTCCTGATCCTCCTGTCAAAGAAAATACTTCGACAGTACCTGCACCTGAAACAAAAGCATCTAAACAAGCAGTAAGGTCTTTAGCTATGTATTCAGTATCTGCGTACTTACCGTCACTGTGTCCTGCCCTTCCACTTATATAAGTAGCAGGAGCATCACCGTGTGTAGTGTAATCATGTTCAGAAGCTAAACTACTAGCAACAGGAACTAACTGACCGTCTAAGTAAATACTGTAAGCTTTATCATAGTCTCCTAGCTTAACAAAGATCAAAGCATCTTTCTCTAACGGTTGAGTCTTTAACTCTGAATCTGTAACTTTAGCTACATCCGTAGTTTTATTAACAAGAAAGGTAGAGTCTGCAATGGTTAACGCTCTGAGGTCTTTGACAGGATTAGTAGCACCTGTAAGATACAAACTAGCAGCAGAGTCCTCTACATAAATAGAAAGAGTTGCAGCACCTATACTTACAGCAGTCAGATCAAATGCTTTTAACTTATTAGTAGAGTCATAGGTAATCAGGTATTGGTTCTCATCGTCCCTGTCCACATAATGACTGAATAAATTAGTGTTAATGTCAGCACCTAGTCCTGTGTCATATAAGAACCTACTGTTAGGTCTTTTAACAAGTCCCTCTACTACAGTTGACCAAGCGTTTATCTGCTCATCACACTGTCCAGGGTATCTTAAATTGTCAGGTTGTTGTGATACACCTTGGGCAAGGTTAGGAATACTGGTGTTAAGCAGTGGCATCTTTACCTGTCAAGTACTCTTAGTACGCTGTAGTTATCAAATATAGTTCTATCTGCATTCTCAGAGTCGCTCTCAATAGCTCTAGCTTTTGCTTCTATCTCATCTCTCAAAGCAAATCCTTCTATCTCACGACTGCCTAAGAACCTAGCTGCAAAGATTCTAGCTGATTTAACAGCTATGTAATGTCTAAATTGTTCAGGTAGTTCTTCAAAGTCTAACTCAAAAGTAATGATAGCTTTCAAGTCCTTGGTCCAAGTTTCCCTGTGGTTCTTCCTGTCGTATAGCTTAGTACCTCGTTGTACAGGATCAGAGTCCGTGTATATCTCAGGGTCTAAGTCTACCTTTAAAGTGTTAAGGGGAAGAGTAATCTTACTAGTACTAGCATCTGGTACTAACGGATAATCATACTCTGTATTAAAATGCCATCCTTCTGATTGGATAGCTTTACTAGTTTCGTCTAACGCATGGACTGCTTGTGTAACGGTTACAGGAACGCTTGTTCCACTTAAAGTATTAACAGGTGACTCTCCTATTACAGAGATCATTATGTTTACCGCTTCTAGTTTCGTTGTCAGTGCCATAGCTTAATAAATAAAAATATCAGTGAAGGGGAGTGGAACGAATCCAAACCTCCCCAACACCGAAGAGAGAATCCTAAGTTAGGAAACAAGTTCGATAGCACACTCAGGACGGAGGATTCCGTGTCCCATAGCATACTTAGCAACGAACAATGTACCTTGACGCTCAATCTGATATTCAGACTCAGTAGCAAGATCAAGCAACTTAACTGTTCCAACAGCAGCTGAGTGTCCTACGATACCCAAGCTATTGCGGAAGTCACCGTTGTATCCTACTCCACTTGCACCGAAAATATCATTGCTTGAAGCACCGTCTCCAGTAGAAACAGCTGACAAGTCAGTTGATGGAATGTGAGTTGACTTATAGATTTGAATACCAGCTACTTGTGCAATGCTACCAGAAGCAAGTGATCCTGAACCTCCTACATCTTTATTAGCAGCAGAAGTATTGATAGCAACTGCACCACTACCTCCTGTAATAAGTTTGTAGTATTCCTGTGGGCGAAGAACAGCAAAGCGTCCATCACTAGGAATATCGTTCTCGTCAAGCTTTTGAGCAGCTGTGAACAAAGCAGTAATTAACTCTGCACCAGTAGTAGCAGCTGGAGTACCAGGAGTATTTCCTGCACTGAAGTCATTGTTAGCTACATCAAGTTGTCCACCTGTCTTACCACCTGTGATAACAGCAGAGCTACGAGCAGCAGCAATGAATGTCTTGGCGATAGCAGTGTCAAAACGAAGTGCAAGAGCCTTACCTAACTCGTTAGCGTAAACTGAACGAATGTCGTAGTGATTCTTTACATCATCAATGTTAGCTAAGAAAGT